TGGCGGTTTACCCCCTGTGATTCGTGGCTTAACGGTTATTGAACCAGCAGCGATTGCTGATAGTTCTGTAGAGGGATTTGCATTTACTGGTTTACCTGTTTGGGGTAAAAACGTTATTGTGTGTTACATCAATCCCAACGCTGGCCGACGTGTCATTTCAATGGGCTACACGTTTATGGCGACCGACTCGATCACGAACGCAATGGGCGTAAACACTCGTAAATACAGAGACGAGCCACGTGGCGGCGATTGGATCGAAACGGCTGCTACCTATGATTTCCGTGTCACTGCCGTAGGTGCTGGCTATCTCTTTAACACTGTTATTGCCTAAACTATTTCGCTCTTAGGAGAAAACACTATGCCGAATGAAGACAACTTAACCCCGCGGGAAATCGAACGACGACTAGAGATTTTAGAGGGAGCTACTAAACAGTTAATTCCCTCTGACTCTGGCACATTGCCTACACCTACCGCAATTTTTACAGTAGTAGCTAGTGGCGTTGTTGGGGCATCACAGGCAACAATCCCACATGGTTTAGGGTACATCCCGACTATTTACGGTATCGTCATGACAACGGCGGGTATCATGTATCAATCGGCTGTACCTGATGCTACCAATGTGTACGTATTTGCTGATGCACCTGCACGTCAAGCCAATATCAGCTTAGGGAGATAACCGAAAATGGCAAAAAGTAAGCCAGTGGAACGTACTCATAAAGTCACAGGCAACATTCTCCATGACAATAAATTCTACACGTTTGGCGACACGATCATCTTTGGGGAAGAAATATCCGAAGAACATATCCTTGAATTGTTAGCGTTAGGAATGCTTGAAGGACCGATTGCTACAGAGAAAACATTTGAACGTGCTTTTAACGAACGTGAAACAACAATGGCGGGTATGACTCCTGATCAGCAACGAAACATGTGGAAGTCTTTTATTGCCCTTACGGAAGAATCACGTAAATATCAGGAACTTGCGGAAGCGCGAATGAAGGATACCGATAAGGGCAACCGTGACCAACGTATTGATGAAAGCATTGCTGCTCAAAAACATATCGGAGCCAGTTAAGGGGTAAAATATGGCATTTACAGGACCGCTTATTGTACCCGTTGCAGACATACGACAAGTTGTTTCTGCTAGTAACGTCACGGTTAATATTTGCTCTGTGAGAGCTATTCGGGATACAGCAGGACACGATCCAACCAATGACGTTTTGATTAACGTTATTGATTGCCGTGCATTCTCTGGTAACAAAGTATTGTTTGTTCAGAATACCACTGACCAAACAGTCACTTTCTCGATAGCAGCGTCGTTCGATGGTGTGACCAATACCGTATATGCGTTAGGTACCAGTAAAACCGTAACAGCTAGCTTTGCTGGGTGGTTTGATCCAAATACTGCTACACCATTAGGGTATAACTATCCCTATTTAAGTTTGCTCTTGTCGTTTACGGTCGCTCCAACGGTCGGCGGTATCACGGCTAATCTTATCATGAGGACAATCTAATGGCTTGGACACGTTCACAACTAGAATTACCTTTTTCACCTATTGAGGTATTGTCGAGTGACACACGCATTATTGCCTGTGACTTGACCAACTATCTTCAATCGGGAACGGTCAATTCTCTCACTGTGAAAGTGTTGGGTGGTCCTCTCGATGCTCAAAACTTGTGGATAGATGTAACTGCTACCATGTTGCCAACATCGACACTCACAGGGAATGTTGCTAGTATTACTGTCAAATCATTTACCGTAGGCTATGGGTATCGTGTTGTACTCGTATGGAATAGTGCTGCTACAGGGAACTATCAAACGTTGTCGAGATTCTTCATTGTGAGGTGCTTGTACTAATGCCATATCCTTATATATTTTCTGAATTTACTACCCCTAACAACACGGCATATGCCGACATTCAGGCGGTACAAGCATATTTGTTGACGTATAAGATATCCGATGATGAGATACTCAATACGCGACAAATACACGAATGGCTTATTTCCTGTACACGTGAAATTGATGCAGTATTTCTTAAAACAGGTTTACAAGTTCCACCCCCTGCTAATAGCCCTATTCTGGCTATCCTACAACAAACATGTGCGGTAGGAACGGTTGCTCTCATTTGTGGGGCGCGTCACGAAACAGGCGATGAACAAATGGGGATGTATGCCAATGCCATGACTAACGCCTATGATTCTCAACTAGGTTTGTTGGAGCGTGGGGATATTTCAGGTGTGCAATTAGGAATGTTCAGTTCTGGTTGGAATGACGTAGACGATACACGGCTATTGTTTCGTTCTGGCAATCAACAACCTGATCGTCAAGGAAATGCAAGAGTACCCTATTTTACGTCTACGGACACATGGTAATCACCATGAGACGAAAAGTAAACGAAACAGGATGGGGCAAGAGTCACAACGGTAACAAAGCGAAAACACAGATGATTGAACGGCACAAAACCAAAGTCAAGCAGCATAAAGTCAAAAAACATGGAACGGCATTACAAAGTAGTTATCAAGCACGCAATGGCGCGATGATCGGCAATTATAGTGGTGCAGGTGCATCGGGTTGGGATAACGGTAATACGAATGGCTAATGCAGTTGCGCTAAATATTCAGTTGTCTCAGACCAGTAAATCACGTCTACGCAATCTGGCAGGTCAATTTGCCAAATCAAGTGAAGTGCTGGACCTTGCCCGTTCCCGCATATCGACTGTCGCCTATCGTGCGTTATCCATTGCTCAAAATCTTGCACCCAGGGACACAGGTGCCTTTGCAAGCGGTTTATCGTTAATGGACTATGGAACGAACGGATTTGCTATCGTGTCGAATAACCCCTTCTTATTGCAATGGTTGCGCGAGGGAACGGGTGTGTATGCAGGTAAGGGACGCATTACCCCTGTGAATGCACGTGCGATGGTGTTTACGGAATGGCGTGGGGCAATGATGGCCGCTAATTTTCGTGGTGCATATGCGTTTACATCTATTGCTGGCATGGCTGCTAATCCCTGGGAAATGACGGCACAATTTGAGATCAAGGCCGATCTCGATGCTGAACTACCACGAATCGCGTATGATTGGGCTGCATTTCTAGGGGGATCGGTACGGTAGCATGTATACACAAATATGTGAATATCTGAAATTATTACTGATATCCCCTGCTTTACTGCCAGAAATTAACGCCATTGAGCAAGACTTTCGCAACGGCATTACCATCAACTCAACTGATCGCAATGGCGTACCCTATCCTTTAATGCTCAATAATGCGTTAGAGGTTGCCCCTTTAGCGCAATGCGATACGACTGAACCAATAAAGCAAATGGCTGGACCCTACCCAAGAGCATTTGTGTATCATATTCAATCCGAGTATGCCAGTGATAAACAAGAGACTAACTTACGGGTTGGTCAACATCGTATTGGCATATCGCTCTATGGATCGGCGAAAATCCCTGAACAAGCAGAGATGGTAGTATCGAGGTTATCCTTTGCTGCTATGAAATTGATAGAACGCAATCAATACATGTTTTCACAATTACCACGATCAGGTGGTGCTTCTTCACTGGCATATGTCGAGAGCGCGGTAACGGGTATGCACTTACCAGCGTCGGTTGTGCCATTTCATATAGTTTTAGTGGTCAAGGTTTACGAAACACGCAACGCATAAGGAGATGTACGCATGGCAGCAATCACGACAATTCAGGCTACAGTAGCTATTGACAACATTGGTCAAACCGTTGTTGACGCACTCGCTGGACTACCAACAACGTCACAACAAACAACAGTCAACACCGATCTTGGCACACAAGTTACTCGTATTCTTGCCTACACTGATTCGGTTATCGAATCGATCATGTCAAGTGCATGGGTCGCAGAGCAACGAAATTCTGTTTTACAAGCATTACCCAACGGACCGCTGGTAACGTTTCTTGCGACTACCAATTATGCCAAACTATTGCAGAACGCTCCATACATCGCGTGTGACGCTTTAGATTTCGCATGTGGTCAAACATCAGGCTATACGGGACTAGCGAGCTTGTTGAGTCTTACAGGCACCCTCGTAGACCTTTATTCCGCAGATGTATTTAATGCGTTTGTTTCAGCAGTCACTTCAGGTGCATACATTCGTAAATACGGCACAACTATACCAGCGAAGATAGCAACTACGAGTGTATTTGTGCATGGTAATGTCGATACACTCAACTTGTTTACGACTAATAGCACAACTACAGGATTGCTAACGGCTGGTTCAGCAACATTAGTATTGCTCACAGGTGGTAACACGATTCCGTCAGGTGGGGTATTGGAAGCATATGCTGGTAACGCAATTGGTGGTGCTGCTTCTAACTATATTATAACTGTCACTTATACCAATTTCGGCGGTACGGCGGGACAGGTCGGCACATTCACTGTCACCAAAGGTGCCACTATCAATACCGTATTTTCCCCTGGTGGCACCTATTATGTTGCTAGCATTCAAAGTGTTGCTATCACTACAGGTACAGCCAATGGTGCAGGTGACATTATTAACTTCCGTCTTAAACCTGCACGAACGATTACTGCTTAGGAGATCATGACATGGCATATGTGAGACAGAATCCACATGGGTTGCTGATTTTAGAAAAAACAGCAGCTCCAATAATAAGAAAAACTGATGCGTATTGTTTACTGATTAAGATTCCCGCACGTCAAGTTATGACAGAAGGCGGTATCTTCCTCTCAGAGCAAATTGAACATTGGGAACGCATGACCTCAAACGGCGCGGTAGTTCGTTGTCATACCCGTTTAGAAGCGGAAGAGGCGCGATCAATCGTGTGGTCAGGCGTGGATGATGGTCATTTTCTTACTGTTGCAGTCTCGTCGTATGATCCATGTGATGATGATATTCCGTACCATGATTGGATTCGTGGCATGCGTGGAAGAAAACTGGCAGCATTAGGTTTAACAGAAAGCGAACTACCTGAATCGCAGGATCAATCGCTTGCCTTTTTGAGTGATAAAGACTGGTTGGCGAACGGGCCAAGATAACGTAAAGGAGTACAAAAACAATGGGAATCACGGCAAGCAAAATCAGACTTGGCGCACCATCAATTATGTTAGTGGGAGCGCAAGACATGGGTGTAACGAAAGGTGGCGTTATGCTCAAATACAATCCTACCATGATGGATATCGAATGCGATCAATACCTTTCACCTGTAGCGGTATTTCGTACTAAAGAAGAGTGTACCATCGAGGCATCATTCCTACAGACTCAGGCAGCCATTGTATCGGTCGCTATGGCCGTTCAGGGACTTGGCAACGTCGTCACTACGGCTGGTACACCTAACACCGATAAATTGTCCTTTGGCGGTCAGGTAGTGGTTCCTACGACTACCCTTGATATGACTATTCCGAAGAATGACGGTACAACGAATAATTTACTCGTACACCTCAACAAAGTGCATAGCCACAAAGAAACAACGTTACCCTTTGCACGTGACAAAGACACCGAGTACAAATCGACATTCTACTGTCTCGCTGATTCGACTCAGGCAGTTGGGGCGCATTTAGGCTATTTCACAGAGCAATACTAATCTCCGCAATAAAAAAGAGGAAAACAACACAATGGCACGTACAGCAGAGGAAGCGATACTCCAAACAGTCAATGTTGGCGGTCGGGAATTTCCTATTGGTCAAATCACGATACATCAACTTTTTCGTCTCAAAAACACGGTAGTTTCATTAGTGCTGTCAGGTCGATCCGCCCATTCCAAACGAGAATTAGCGGATAATCTGGCAGCAATCGAGGCAATCAAAACCGACATGCCAACCATTAAAGCACAGTTAGCTACTTCACTTGGTATTGATGAATCACTGGTAGAAGAAGCGTTAGTTCTCAAAAATGTGAGTGAAGAATTACAACGCAAGATTAACTACGCTGAAAATACCAACGGCTATGACGGTAATCTAGGGGCATTGCTGGAAGTATTAGAGAGTATGACTGAGAAGCAAATCACCGATTTAGCGGTTATCATGCTGGATCGTTCCTCTCACTCTGAAGTCTCTTACAAGTTTGTTGAGCAACATTTTAACCTAGATTGGTTCACTGAAGCGTTGGCGATATTCTTAGAGACCAACAATATCGCAAGTATCATAAAAAACTTGCAGAGGTTGGGGACGGTAGCCTCTATGCAAATGCCCCAGGCTTAGAAGATACCAGTAATCATAATTTTCTAGCGCAACTTATTCGACACATTGCGGACTTGACGCGCTATGGATATAGAGAACGGGACATTCTGGATCATACTTGTGAATGGCTGAATTATACCTATCTTTTTGAGCGGGACAGAGAAGTTCAGCAAATCAGAATGAAAGAGGGCATGCGGTTACAAGCTGCCCGACTCACAGGCATTATGTTTCATGACCCTGAAAAGGGAACGGAATTTTACGAATCCCTTGTAGCTACCCTCAATGGCGAGGATAACAGCGATGATGATTGGCTAAATAACCCGAATGCGTCAACTGATTTAGCAGCCCTAGAAGGAACTATACAAAGGAGAATCCATGAGCGAACCAACACCAGTAGTAGCGACGGACCCAACACAGACACCAGTAGTAGTTGAACCAACACCTGTCGCAGTAGTTCCCAATCCAACACCTGTAGTTGAACCAACACAAGACATTGAATTAACTGAGGGCGAAACGTTGCATATCAATGTACATGCTGCACCATCAGTAGTTCCTGTACCAACCGTAGACCTCACACAACCATCTGAGTTAGTGTATGACGGTCCTAGTGACTTTTTGACCATTCCTATGACCATCGCTAAAGGTGCGTCATTTGCCTATACACCAGTGTTTGCTGAATGGGTGAAACAATTGCAAGATGCAAACCATTCATTCCATGTTGCTACCATCGCACAGACATCTAAGGCATAGACCCTAACGGATTTACGTAAACAAGGATGTAGTCATGTCGAGTATTGTTTTTTCCTTTGACGCAGAGGCTATTGGCGTTCTGAGTGCTTTAGATGCTATACGTAGTGGCATTGAGAGTATCATTAGTGTCGCTGAAAGTCTCTCATCATCATTTGGGCAAATCAATTCTAGTGCTGAAACACTCGATATCGGCATGACATCCCTATTTACTAATTTCGGAGCGATAACAGGGGCAGCCGATCAAGCGTCTCAGAGCATGGGGCGATCATCCAATAGCGCAAGGGACTTAGCCTACCAACTTTCGCAATTAGCGCAACGATCCAGTGATTTAGCGGAATCGCATAAAGATGCCGTTGCTAAAATTGAAGTGCAAGAGCAACGGTTAAGTGATACGACTACCGAAGAAATACAGAAACGCAATGACGCATTTACCGCTTCAATGGATAAACTGGTTGAGTCACATCAAAATGCCATTGATTCCATTACCCGACAAGAGGAAAACCTTACACAGACGTATCTAGAGACGATGAATAATCGACTCATTAAATTACAGAATCCTATTGCATTACAACATCAGCAATTAGTCAATGCGCTACAGCAACAAATATCAGGTTTACTCACTATTGGTGATACCGCTGGTGCAAGTAATTTATCAACACGATTAGATGCAGAGAATGCAAAATATCAAACATTTCTTACAACAAAAATAGAACCGTATTATAAGGAATTAGACCAAAAAGGGTATGACCATAACGCGAATCAATTAACGGCATTAGAGAATCGGCTTTCCAAAGAGAACTCAAATTATGCCGATCAAGCGACACTGCTACAAAAAAATCGTGACCAACAATTAGTTGACATCAACAAACACTACAATCAACAAGAGGCCGACTTACAGACCCATTTATCCAACGAAAATGAACAATACGCGAAACAACAACGCGATATTTCAGAACAACAAGCTCATGATATTTCTAATGCTGCTAGTTCAGGTGGTAGGGGAGGTAAAGGTGCATCAGCAGATATTGGTAAACCCCCTCCTACTGCTGATGGTATAGACTTGTTAAAAAGGCTTGGTATTGATCCTCAAAAAAATCCAATGGATGCAACTAATGCGATACAAGCGTGGATACTTGGCGAAAAGTACAAAGGGCAATCATTAGGGAATGGGCGTGGTCAAGCGTTTAATACACAAATGACCATACCCCAAACACAAAGCGTGGTAGAGCAATCGCTAGCATTAGGTCAAGACCCGACTTTAGCGGTACGTGGCAACGAAAACTATGTAGACTTATTTGCTAACTTACTTGCCTATACAGGTGGCACCGCTCCAACTCGTTCACAAACTAGTCGCTTTGGCTCATTAGAGCAAATCATGGAAAAAGTGATGGGTGGCAATACGCAAGGGCTAGAGCGACAGTTTGCCACTTTGGGTATATCAAAAACACTTTTAGAAAATAGCGGGATAAAATTCGGCGGGTCAACTGGCAACACGATTGAGAATAGTGCTGATGTATTCGGAGCGTTAGAAACGTTATCCCATACAGCAGCCCCAGGTTTAGGTAAAAAAGAAGCAACTGAATCATTCTCTGGACTTATGAATCAGTATAAAGACTTATGGTATAAAACCTCACAACAAATAGGTGATCCGAATAATCCCGATGGTTTGTGGAAACAGTTTGATAAACAAATTGCTCGATTATTAACATTTCTACTTGGACATCAAGAAGATTTTGTGAAATTTGGTCAAACTATCTTCAAGGGCGTAGTCGATGCTTTCACGAAATTTAATGATTTTATCTTGTCGAAAAAAGGCACGGACACACTACACGAAATTGGCCACGCATTTCAGGAAATCGGCGATGCTCTCAAATGGATCGGTGAGCATAAAGATATCGTGCTATTGATCATTTCGCTACTCGCCATGCAAGCAGGATCAAAGGTACTAGGTGCTGCTGGTAGCGGATTACTGAACGGTGTAAAAGGCTTTGCATCAGGTGGCCTTGTAGGGGGATTAGGAATTGCTGGCGGTTTGGCTAGCGATATGTCTAGTGGTATAGGTGGATTAGCTTCATCAGGAATGGGTGCAGCAAGCTCTGGTATTCAAGGCATATTTAATAAAATGTTTGGAGGATTTTCTTTAGGGAATCTTACACGAGAAACGTTTAATCCGCTTTCTCGTGATTTACAAAACTTTGGGGGTAAAGGTGGTGGAAATCCATTTAGTCCTTCTGGTTTACTTGGCTCAGGTGGGGGAATCTTTGGTTTACTTGGCTCAGGAGAAAATGTAAAAGGCAACGCACCTAATTTTAGTAGTGATCCCAAAGGAGTAAAACAGTCACTTGATGCAATATCAATGGCAATACGCGCATTAGGTGACATAAATATTACTGGTAAAAATGTGTATGTCAGTGGACCTCAGAGTAGAGGATCACGTTCGGGTAGTGGTAGTGCTGGTGATACCGTCGCTAACGACATATTCGGAGCCGAAGAGCAAGGATTGACAAATAGCGGTGGTCAGTCTTTACAAAAACAGTTTACCGATCTTGTACAAAAGTTTTACAGAAAACAACCATCTGGACTACTAGGCGATGAGAAGGGAATGGTCGAATCAACATTTGCTGGTGGTGGTCAAAGACCGATAATCAAAGACATTACTGATTTATATAAAGGTCAAGGTTTGCTTGGATCAGGGGCGATGCAAATGCCTGGTTCAGCATCGGGCGATGCAATACATATGGGCGGGTCATTCTTCCAAGATCGTGCAGGTGGGGCATTATCACGGAATGTCATTAACGATATTCCTATCATTGCAGGTAAAAGTGCTGGCAGTGAAATGGGACCGCTCAGCAACGCTGCTATGGGGATACTTCCTAACCTTATGAAATTAGGACCAATATTAGGACCAATCATTATGGGTATCGGTCCAGCCCTTGCAGGTATGGCAGTCGCAGCAGGACCGATTATCCTTGTAGGGGCTGCTATCGCTGGTTTAATAGCGATACTGGTAATGAACCGTGAAAAGATCATGCCCTTTATCAACACTCTGATAAACTTCTTTCAACATCAACTAAAAGACGCTGGTAAAGAATTACATAAATTTGTCAAGGAAGTGACCGATAGACTGGATGGTGCATTTGGCGATGGATCAATTGTTCATAAATTATTGGTTTGGTTTTCCTTATTCTGGGCGGGGGCATGGGGCGGAATAAAGTTAGCATTTCAAGGCGTTTGGAATATTATAGTAGGTATTATTCAAATTGTATGGTCAATTATCTCTAACCTTATTTTGCTAGGACTTGATTTACTTTCAGGGCATTGGGGTAAGGCTTGGGATGATATTAAAAATCTTTTGTCGGGCGTTGTTGGCGGTATCGGTAAAATATTAGTTGGTTTAGGGCAAACCGTTGTCGGCATATTTGTCGGTCTATTTGCTGGCTTGTGGAATATGGTAAAAACGCCATTAGGCGACCTATGGACGAGTCTCATGAAATGGTTTAGCGATCTTGGTACAGGGATTACTGATTTTTTCACAAAGACGATTCCTAAAGGTATTTCTGATGCTTTTTCTGGTATGGGAACCCTCGTAAAATCAGGTATTGACTGGATTGTTGACAATGTACTACCAGGTCCGTTGAAAGGTGCAGTACATTCAGCATTAGGATTTGCTGATGGTGGTCAATACCCAGGTAATGAAGTATCACTTGTTGGCGAAAAAGGCCCAGAATTATTCTTCAACAAATATCAGGGAACGGTCGTACCTAACTCACAAATCAGGGACGCTTTAGGATTCGGTAACGGGAATAATGGCAACGGAAAAGGCAATATTATTATTGCTGGACCCGTTCATATCCATACCAATAACGCCGAAGATTTGTACAAACAACTGAATCAATACGCTGGTAAACGTGCTGAGTTTGGCGTAAGGGGGTCGAGCTTATGACACATATTCCCTATTCTTATGGTGGCTTTATTCTGCATGATAATCTCACCTATTTTGTCGAAGGCGTTGATTTTTCATGGGTGCCAGTGACGGTAACTACCGCTAAAATAGCGCGACTAGAAGGCATGAAAAAAGCGGGTGACACGGTAGACATGCGACAAATACCGCTTATCATTACCGTTATGCCCGCATTAGGGACACGTCAAGCATTAGAGTCTGCACTCGATGCTTTGTATATTGCGCTGAATCAAAGGCAGCAACAATTGATATTGCATGCTGACGGTCGCTATTTTCTTGCGGATTGTGTCAGTGTATCGGTACCTGTCAAGAAACCTGCCTATGCGATAGTTCAAGCACAATTTACGTGCTACCAACCATTTGCCTTTGCTGCTGTACCATCGACTGCATTAGCTCCGAATATCTCGTTAAGCGGTACAGGTCCGTACAATTTAACGACTACCATAGTAGGTGGTGGCACCGTGTTTGTGCGGCCAACTGTTACTATCACGAATGTTGGCAGTCTTGCTATAAGTAACCTTGTGTTGTTAAATCAAGCACAAAATCAATCATTAACGATTAGTAGTTTAACCCTGAATCAGAATGATTATGTCACCATAGTGAGTGACCCAAATCTAGCCAACGGCTACACGATCACGAAAAATGGCGTATCTGCCACGCTCTATGATTTTACGGGGGCATTCCCCATTCAGGGGACAGGGGGAGAAGCGTGGCAGATGCAATGTACCGCTTCAAGTACCCCCATAGTCACGGTTCAATGGAATTGGACTAAACGCTATTTAGGATAAAGGAGTTATCATCATGGCTAATAATGTTGGCACATATTTACAGACGAAACGAGCAGCATGGTTTGCTGGTACAACCCATCCCACCGTCCCTACCAGCTTCTACTTCGCACTTTGGACGGTGGCACCAGCGAAAGACGGTACAGGCGGTACAGAGGTGACAGGTGGTTCATACGCACGTATTGCGGTATCGAGTACAGGTGGCTTTATTACCCCAACAGGTGCAAGTCCCGCCCAAACATCGAATACAAATGCGATCACGTTCGCAACCGCTACAGCCAATTGGGGGACGGTACTCGCTGTTTCTATGCATGATGCAATAGCAGGTAATTTACTCTATACAAACACTTTGACTGCTTCTATTGCCGTCAATTCGGGTGGTACATTCTCGTTTGCCATTGCTGCTTTAGTCATTCAGGAAGACTAATTAAATGACAACGTATGACGCGCTGATCCTTGCTGAAACAGGGCTAAAGTTATACCTGAAATTACAGGAAACATCAGGTACAACAGCAACCGACGCTAGCGGTAATGGCTATAATGGCACATATACCGCTAGTGGTATTACCTACAGCAATGTCGGCGCGATCATCGGCGAAAATGATTTAGCAATTGGTTTTAATGGCACTACAGGACGTATTGATTTTACCAGTGGCTACAATCCTACAGGTTCAGCGATATCAGTCGAAACGTGGTATCTCTACGCAGCATCAGGCGATCTCTCTGGCTTTCCTCGTATGGTGGCTAATAGCTATTCAGATACGACTTTTAAGGGATTCCAGTTACTACTTGACCCAACGGCGGGTGAAGTATTCAGTGTTGGTAACGGTACGGTCAATGCGTCGGCTTCTGGCACAAGCGTACCTGTTATCAATGTTTGGCACCATGTCGTAGGCACGTGGGATGGTACGACGATCAAGATTTATCTTGATAATTCATTAGTCAATTCTACGTCATTGTCAGGATCGGTACAAACATCAGCAAATCAAATCAGTGTTGGCCGTCTCATTGATTTTGATAGCAACTATTTTAAGGGGCAACAAGATCGTTTAGCGATCTATAATGTTGTGCTTACGGCTGCACAGGTCGATAAACATTATAAGCAGGGACGTTCAGCATTATTTACCGCACAAGGGAATGGCACACTCAATCCAACAGGTAAACTCTCCTATCTTGGAGCGTCGGTACTTGCTGGTCAAGGCACCCTTGTTACTACCACTACCGTAAAAGATGCTGGAGCATCAACACTCGCTGGTACAGGTACACTCAATCCAACGGGTAAACTATCGTATCTTGGTGCATCAATTTTAGCTGGTACAGGTACTTTAACCGCAACGGGTATATCAACTGCTACACTACCATCAGCGACACTTTCAGGTACAGGTACAGTAACCGCAGCGGGTGTGTCTAGTTTTTATGGTGCGTCAACTTTAGCAGGTCAAGGCACCATGACTGCTTTGGGTGTGTCTAGTTTTTATGGTGCATCGGTTCTTGGTGGTTCAGGCACGATAAACGCAACGGGTACAATCTCCTATCTTGGAGCATTGACACTCGCTGGTACAGGTACTTTAACCGCTACATCCAATGTTCAATATGCTGGATTGACAACGCTTGCTGGTTCAGGCACCATGACTGCTTTGGGTGTGTCTAGTTTTTATGGTGCGTCGATTCTTGGGGGCAGTGGTGCATTAGGGGCTGTACCTTCTTATGCTGGTACGACAATGGGATCGGCTGGCTTTGGTGGTAGTGGTTCTCTTGCCATTGTTGGTTCAGTATCCTACCCTGTAGCCCAAACGATTATTATTAAACAGCAAGTAGTGAA